GCCAGCACCACCATTACCACCAGCACCACCGCCACCGCGTAAAGTACCATTGTTAGTAAAGGTAACATTAGAGGTGTTAACTCGGACGGCTGGACCACCAGCACCACCAGCCGTGCCACCAGCACCTGTGATTGTGCCTTGATTAGTAATAGTTATAACCCCCAATGAACCCGATGAAGCATGGATACCGTATTGAGCGTTACTTTCACCACCTATTTCTACTCCAGAATTGACCACAACGTCCTTCGGATAATCAACAGCATAATCGTCACCGAAAACAGTGGCTAAGTCTTGATTAGTAGTACCCGCAGAGTATGTCTTTCTAAAGCCTTTAGCAGTATTTCTGAAGTCAGAAAAATCCAATGCACCTGTTTCAGGGACATTTGCCGCTAAATTCGTTGTAGGGTTATTTGCTGCATTAGCGCGGACATTCGTAGTGCCTCGATAGTAGTCAGATATAGAGACTGCACCAGCCCCACCGAACTCTGTACGAATATCGCTAAATGAAACTGTACCTGAACCAATAGGCATTTACGGACTCCCAAAGGCTGTAACGTCATCCGCTGATGTTATCGCACCATTGGATGCAATTTTAAAAACAGTTGTGCCGTTGTACTGAAACAACAGGTCATTATCCCCTGCGTCCAACAGAACGCCCCATTTGCTAGTTCCAAACAAAATAGAGTTTCCATTAGTGTCTAGGTTTCCACCTAATTGAGGGGTAGTATCGTTAACCAGATCGGTAGGAGGACTTAGGCTTCCTACGGCGGCAGTAGCACCCGCGCCATCAGCATAGATAAACCCTGAGTTACCATTGGCGACTGTTACGGTTGAACCAGAACCTTGTGTGAATATAGCATCTTGTCCAGAAGCGTTTACCACCGCGTAAAACTTAGCCGCGTCATTTGGAGCAATCGTTATTGTGTTTGTTCCTGATGGTGACCCACCTAAGATAAGGACTTTATACATACCATCAGATAAACTACCGTCTGAAGTTGTTAGCGTATGGGTTGTTCCTGATAGACTAATAGCTCCAACACCATTAACCGCACGGTCAATGATATCGAAGTTGGTATTAGTCGTAGTACCCCATGTACCAGACTGTTCTCCAGTTCCGGGTTTCTCGATACCAGTGTTTGTTGTATATGTACTTGCCATGTCAAAAATCCTCTACTGAGCGAAATTATATCACCGTTTTAAACAAATGAAAAGTCTTACGCGGCTATCTCTGTCCAACTCGTTCCGGGGCTTGGTGTAACACTCGCCCAACTCGTTCCTGGGCTTGGCGTTATCTTACCCCAAACCACCACTCTACCTAAGTTTGCCGTGGCAGACACGGAAGTAAGTGCAACTACCGCCGTTCCTACAACAGACTCAGCACCAAGGGTTGTAGAACCAGCTAATCCCGTTAGCTGTACGTCTACCTGTATAGTAGCTGTAACGCTACCTAACTCTGACGTGCTAGAAACGCCCGTAGTAGGCGCACCCGTGTCCGTTGCAACAGTCTCCTGACCAACTTCTGCTGTACCAGAGACACCTGTTAAGGTTAGGTTACAAGTTCCAACGACAGCTTCATCGCCAAGCCCCACAGAGCCTGTCATGCCATCTTCTGTTACAATTGCTCCTGCACCAACAAGTACAGACTCAAGTAGAGTTGTACCTTCAACCCCTGTAACAGAAACAACGCTAGAGCCAACTACAGTTGTCGTTCCTACTGAACCCGTTAGTTGATTGAGAGATACTGGAAGTGTCTGACCGACATCTGCGAATACGCCGCCACCCCAAACGCCTTCACTCCAAACACCGTTACCCCAGCCTGTTAGACTTTCTGTTGTGCCTTCAACACCCGTAACAGAAACATCAACAGGAATACTGACCGTAACTGAACCAAGATAGACTTGGTTGTAAAAAGAAGGGGCTGTTATGTTAGCCGCTTGGAAACTTTGAGCAGTGCCCAAAGCAGTAGAGGCTAGAAGTGAAGAGACATCAACGGGGGCAGAGCCAGAAGCAGTTTCGTCCCCCAGCGTTGCCGTACTAGAAAATCCAGTAGCCGCAATAGTGGCGTTGGCTAGACCACCCCAACCCGTGTCACCCCATGCGCCTTCACTCCAGCCGTTAGCTGCCATAACAGCTACCTTTACGCGATGCGGATAATTGCGCTAGATGCGTTAGCTGTTGGAAACTGAATAGTAAAAGTTCCAGAAGTTGACGTTTTATCAGCACCAAAGTCTAGTGCAGCCACAGCAGCATTTGTAGCAGAGCTGTTGTAGATCAACGCGCCACGAGCGGTAATTGTTGCCGTGGTAAAGCTCAGATCTGCAAAGTCTGTAAACGCGGTTGTGCCAGAAGTGGTTGGCGTTACGTTAGTCAGTGTGCCGCCACCTGTCGCATATGAACCACTAGAAGCAATTTCCCCAGTTGTGGTAAAGGCAGTTGTAGCTGCACCAAGAGTTGCGGTTGTAGCTGATTTGCCACCGCCACCAATCGCGTACAGAGCCAGCTTAAATGTATTACCAGTGCCGTTAGTAAAGTTATGTGTACCCGTAAGAAGCTGGGACTTAAACGAAGTGCACATTGCCTGAGTGATTGCCATCATAATCTCCTAATCAAGTCAGCCAAGTCTTTTTGACCCGCTTCACGGATCTTCTGGCAGATTGTACCACGCTCTTCGCGTTTAGCCAAGTCTATGTATTGCTTCAGCACAGTTCTTATATTGTCTTGAAACGCAAGGGCTTGATCTTTGATAGGTTCAGGGGCAGTATTAGCCACTTTCAGTATCTTATCCATGGCAAGCTCAACAATTTGATCTGATGTCAGTCCGCCGTTATCGGATGTAGAGACATTTACGCTCATCACCGATATACCTGCTCCAACACTAACCATTGTATGTAACCCCTTCAATGTCATGACGACCAATCATTATCGGCTGTCGTGCATCCAACGCCTCTGGACTGGTTAACTCTTCTTCCTCTTGTGCCTCGTGTTCAGACTGCCTAACAATAACAATATTTCCATCTTGTATATACTGAACCAGAGGATCATCTAGTCGATGATAGCCGTACAGCTTTTCGTTCAATGGGACGTTTGTGTCAAGAAACGCTGACTGTCTTGCCGTCTCGACAACAATACCCCGTGATAAAGCTATCGCTGACCAAAACTCACAGCACGCACGACCTGCTTCAGCAAAATGAATGTTCTTTTTGTACGAGAAATCAATCCCATAGAGGCTGATTTTCTTTACTTTAGCTGCAATTGCGTACGCTAAAGCGTATGCTACGGTATTGTTGAAATAGGAGTATCCTAGTTCAGTAACTACTTCCGCAAGTGGGTATTCAATAATTTCAGGTACTCTCCTATCTAAGCAACAAGAATAGATGGGACCTTTGTTGAGCGTTTTTAGTAAGAACTCTGCGGCAATTCCAGTTTGCGTCCCCGCTTTCACATCATCAAGGAAACGACTTGCGGGATCCATCATAAAAGTACGATCAACATGAATTATGCCGCCAATACTATTAATTCCCCAGACCTCATCAAATGTTTGCGAGTTAATACGAGCCATTACATAGTCAGCGTAACTACCCCCAAGACCAACAATTGCTATTGATTTATTCTTTAACTTCTTGTCCATTTTCATGTCTCATTCGTAGCCGCAGTAACTGTAAAATTAGCTGATAGAATAACACGCCCCTCTTTGCAGTCGTTTGTATAATGCATTAAGCTAGAAGGAAAGATTAAAAAATCTCCCTGTTTTACTTCTATCTTATAATTTTCAATAGTCTTTAATTCTCTTGGAACAAAGGTTAGTTCCGTAGAATCATCAGGTACTTTCAAGTAGGCGGACAAAGAATATTCGGGACTGAACATCTCACCTCCTGCATGTTGATGAGGTTGTACAAAGCTATCTGAGGAATACCACGCTACCCACGCATTAAAATAACGGCAGTTTACGTTGTATGTTCCATTGTGACCAAGGCCTAAAATAGGTCTAGCTTGAGCATAGGAAAGTATTGTTTCAGTAACTTTATCTGAGAATTTTTGAAAGACTGGAGCAAACTCAG